CACGCCCTAGCCTACTTCATGGCCAACGGCTCCGGCCCCGTGATGGTCTGCCTGCCCGGCGAAGTCGGCATGAACAAATGGATCGCGCAAAAACTTAACCCCATGATCGAAGAAACGCCCGCCGTGCAAGCGGTATTAACCTCGCAAAACAGCCGCAACAGCGCCAATACCAAAGAGTTTAAAGACTTTATCGGCGGTCAACTCTATCTTGAACATGCCGGATCCCCAAGCCGCCTGAAATCCACCACTGTTAAATTCCTGATCGTTGATGAACTGACCGAGTTTGCCGGTAACCTGGTCACCGGCGATGATCCCTTGATGCTGCTCGAAGATCGCACCTCCGCCTTTCCGGCTAACTACAAGCGCCTGTACATATCCTCCCCCGGCATTAAAGGCATTTGCCGTACTGAGGAACTTTACGAAAAATCCGACCAGCGCAAATACTTCATGCCCTGCCCGCATTGCAATGAAGAAATCCTGTTTGAATGGTCCGGCCTGCACTGGAGCGAAGGCGGTCATGACGCCCGGTATGTCTGTCCCGAATGCGCCTGCGAGATCGAAGAACACTATAAAACCGAAATGATCAAAAAAGGCCGCTGGATCGCCACCCATCCCGGACCCAAGCTGCGCGGCTACCACATCAACGCCCTGTATTACCAGATCGGCCTGGGTCCGCGCTGGGCAACCCTGGTCGATATGTGGTTACAGGCGTATAACGACATAGCCAGATTAAAAAGTTTTTTAAACAGCCGCCTCGCCGTCGCCTGGGAAGACCCCAGCATGCGGGCAGTTAAAATGAATGTCATCGCCGACCGTGTCGAGCCGTACCGCCTCAGAGTGGCCCCTTTGGGCGTGTGCGCGGTCACGGCAGGCGTTGACACCCAAGACAACCGCCTGGCCGTGCAGATCGTCGGCTGGGGTAAAGGCATGGCGTGTTGGGTGCTGGATTATGTGGAACTTATGGGCGATCCGGCGGATGATGGCGTCTGGGTCGCGTTAACCGAACTGCTTAACAAACCGATAGAACATGTTAACGGCCACAGGTTAGGCATAGAAGCCACCGCAATCGACGCAGGCGGCCACAGAACCGAAGCAGTCAAGGACTATGTACGCCGGAGGATGATACGCCGCCCTATGGTCATTTTTGGGGCCATCCCGAACAATGCGCCGGTTTTGTCCAAACCCAAAGCCCAGGATGTCAACTGGCGCGGGCAACTGATGAAAAAAGGCGTGCATATCCAGCACGTCGGCACCGTAGCCATTAAAAACGTCCTGTATGGCCGTCTTGCCACCGATGGTGATAAAGAGCAGCATGAGCGCATGGTGCATTTCAGCGATGATTTGCCACAGTATTTTTTCAGTGGTATAACATCGGAAACCTTCGACCCACGCGCCAACCGCTTTATCAAGAAGCGCGGAGCAAGAAATGAGCCACTTGATACTTTTGTTTATGCCTATGCCGCCGCGCACCATCAGGACTTAAGACTGCATTTGCACACCAAAGCCCGTTGGGATGAATTGCTGGATAAATACGGCCATGCTTTGGATGAAGAAACGCGAAGTAAATTGCCGGATATTGAAACGGTGATTAACAGTGGCGGCATTAATCTGGCAGGTTGGGGACGAAAATAAATGCTGGAAATATGGACCATCTACGATCACCCAAGCGATTTCCCTGATAGTTTTGTCGCCAGGAAGTTTGTTTTGGACCAGCCAACGGGGGAAATTATGATCGCTGCAACCCTGCCGGACTTGCGTAAAATAATTCAAAATTTATCAGATAATCCGGCCATTCAAATTAATTCACTGACTACCCGGATTCAAAAATGGCCCGATGATGACCCCAAAATCGTAGAAAGCTGGTTATGAATTTCAAGTACAGTTACAGCCTGGATGAAGAACATTTTGACGGCGACTTTGACAGCTATGCGGTCGCCGCCGAAGCCGCCTTTTATGATAACCCGGATGTAGATTCCGTCTCGGTCGGCATTAATACGCCCTTTACGGCTCACGATTTTGTTAATGGCCGTGACTTACTTGAAGTCATCGGAGAAAACGCCTTTGAAGAATGCGGGGAACCGGCTTTCAATTGGTTGAAACAGATACAGGACAATACTTTAAAACTGGCGGAATTTGAAAAACTGATAAGCGACTGGCTGGACCTTAATGCCCCGGTCGCTTTTTTCACTGTTGATGAAATACAAAAAATTACCCGTCCATAATGACCGACATCATAGCGAGCATTATCACGACATTTATGGAACGCGCCGCCATAACGCCGGAGACTGCCCGCGATATTGAACAACATATCCGGCAGCAATGGGGCGGCGAACAAGCCTATATAGCCAAACGCTGCGCCCTAATTGACAGCAAAAAACAAACCATCAATAATGAACTGAGCGCCGGGCGCAGTATTCAGCAAATCGAACAACTGCACGGCATACCCCGCCGCACCATTTACAATCTCATCAATCACAAAAACAAGGATTGAATCATGGCAGGCTTAACGTTAGACCAGGCTGAAGCAAAATTAACGGAATGGATGGCCGCCGATACCGAACTGCAAACCGGCCAGACGGTTAAATTCGGCGAACGCTTTTTAACGCGGGCCGATGCCCTTGAAGTGCGCAACAGCATTGATTACTGGCAACGTAAATGTCAGGAATTGAGTGCCGCGCAAACAAGAGGCAGTCGCTCGCGCACGGTAACGCCTCAATGGTAAACAGCCGTGCTATCGACGATTTAAACCCCCATGTGGCCGCCCTTTGCATAGCCTTCATTGATGCCTGTAAAAAACAGGGAATCGATGTCATTATTACCAGCACTTACCGCGATATTGAAGCGCAAAACGCGCTTTACGCAAAAGGCAGAACAATACCGGGCTTGAAAGTAACTAATGCCAAAGGTGGATTTAGTCACCACAACTGGAAATGCGCTTTTGATTTTGTGCCAATAGTCGGCGGCAAAGCAGTTTGGGATAATGCCAAGACTTGGGAACACTGCGGAAAGATAGCTGAAAGCGTGGGCCTTGAATGGGCGGGCCGTTGGACCAAGTTTACGGAGAAATGTCATTGCCAGGCGACCGGAGGTTTAACCCTGGCTGATTTCCAAGCCGGTAAACACCTGGCATAACCCGAAAGTAGCTGAAAAGGAAAAGCACCGTGAAAAAAACCCTCGCCGATCAAATCATCGAATATTTCAACCCGCAACGCGCCGTGCAACGCTACAAGGCCCGAGCGATAATAGGCGCGTATGAGAAAAGCGGCGGTTATAACGGCGCGTCCCGGATGCGTCCGGCACTGGGCGGATATAACCCGATAACCGGCGATGTCAGCGACGATACTATCGCCGACCTGCCCACCCTGCGCTCCCGCTCCCGTGATCTGGTCCGTAACACGCCCATCGCAGGCGGCGCTTTAAAAACGATGACCACCTATGTGGTCGGCACGGGTTTGACCATGCGGGCCAATCTTGACGGTGCAAAATTAGGTCTTGAATCCGGCCAGGCAGGCATTTGGCAGGATGAAATCAATTCCCGGTTCAGTCTATGGGCTGAATCAACGGACTGCGATATCACGCGCGGCTTAAATTTTTACGGCATTCAGGCATTGGCATTCCGATCCATGCTGGAATCAGGCGATATATTTTCCATCCTCACTGAATCCAAACGCGGTAATCGCAGCGTCCCGGCTATCCAGTTAATCGAAGCGGACCGGGTCTGCAACGAGAATGATGTTCGCGACACCGCCACCCTGATTGCCGGTATTGAAATAGACGGCAACGGCGCGCCGCTGCGCTACCATATTTGCAACCAGCATCCGACAACCTGGAAACCGGGTTTAAAGCGCACCTGGACGATTGTGGAGGCATTCGGGGTTAAAACAGGCCGCCGCAACGTCATTCATCTTTATGAACGTTTACGGCCCGGACAAGTGCGCGGCGTGCCGTTATTAGCGCCGGTGATAGAGCCGTTAAAACAACTGGCGCGATATACCGATGCCGAACTGCAAGCCGCTGTAGTATCCGGCGCGTTTGCCGTGTTCCTGAAGATGGACCCCACAGCG